GCCATCGACAGCTTCTTCGGGTCGGTTTCGCCCGTCGCCATATACACAGCGAGCGCGCCAGCTATGAAGCTACGCGACCAGCTCGCCGCTAGTGCCTTTGCCTTTACCATTTTTTTTCGCTTTCTTCGGCTTTGCAGGTGCAGCCGAATCGGGAGCATCGACGATTGGAAAATCGCCGTTATACGGTGCAAATCGCGGAATGCCAAAACCGACAACAGGTGATCCTGTGCCGAATTTGCGTTCCTTGATCATCACCATTCCGCCGTTGCGCTGATCTCCCGTGCCTGATGTATTGCCTTCAACGCAAATGACAGAATCTTTTTTCACATCGACAACGATGCCAATGTGCGAAATGCGATCAACGCCGTCGTGCGGAAAATCCATAAAAGCGAGCCAGCCTTTTTGCGGTATTTCGCTCCATCGATTTTGATCCTTAAATTTCTGCGCTCCCGCAGCTGTGCTGACCACCGATGGAATTTTGATGCCCGCTTTTGTGCAGCACCACATCACAAATGATCCGCACCACGGCAACCCATCAGCCATTGTGCTTTTGCCATACTTGGTCAAATTCACAGGTTCTTCGACGTAACCAATTTCGCCCAATGCGACTTGGCAAAATCTTTGAGCTGTGCCGTCAGGAAATGTCGTCATAATCTATAAAGATTGTGCCTCTTGAGCGGCTTGTTGCTCGTCCCATACTGACTTAGACATTGACGTATATTCGCCATTGCCTCGGTCAATGATGATGTGTTCGGTAATAGAACCATCTTTTTCTTCTATACTGACAATTTCTATGTTTTCCATTTTTATAACTCCGCGTTGAAGGCTAAATAACCCGAGGCTGAATTGTTAGCACAAGCAAAATACGAACGGAATTGCGTCAAAGCCGCCGTTCCGTGAGTATATCTGATTGTTGCCACACTTGTTGAACTGCCGAGACTTTGTAAAGCAAAAGTTCCCGTGCTGTAAAGTGTGCTGTTATCAGTAATAGCGACATTTGAATAATCAATTGAAGTTGGGGCGATTCGCATTGTGACAGGAAAAAACGCAGAGAAATCAACGGCGGTTGTAGATTGCGCTGGGTTACTTGGTGAAAATGTGGAATAAACACCACTCGCGGAATTGCGATAGTAATACCTCTGAGCCGCCGCCAACTCCCCTTGAAGTGTTCCTGTGGCTGTTTGGAAGGCTGTGGCTACTGAGCCAGCCTCTGCTTGAAAGCCCCATAAATCTAAAACCTGTGCAGTGGATTCTTTCAAATCCAAACCAATAACCAAAAAACTAGAAGTTCCAATAGTTTTCCCAGAAATGCTTGGCACCGCGAGAGTGACTGAATATCTTGTCCAAGATGAAGTCAAACTAATTGTAGAGGATGTAGTATCAACATTCGCAGAACCGCCAGAGCCAAAGTTTTGCCTGACCCTGACATATTGAATCGCATCCGTTGTTATGTTTGATTTAGCCCAAAATGAGACTGTGATTGTTTGACCTGCAAAAGTAGTGACATTTTCAATGCGTTGCTCAAAGCGTTCATCTGTGCCCGTAGCATTGACCGTGATAGAGGCATAAAAATTACTTTCATATCCGGCAATGGGAGCAGTTCCGGGCGTAAATGCGGTTCTAGCCACATCCATTCCGCTGTCTTGTGAAGTGACAATCCATCTATCTGCACAATAGGAACCACTTGTTAAGTTTGTAAAACTTGTTCCTCGCTGCCAAATACCAAAATCACCGTTAATAATCTTATTCTTGCCAGCGGCAAAATTACCCTGCCAGCGTAATCCTGTGCTAGTGGAACTATCTGCCAAAAGTGTTTCGCCGTTGTTGCCTACTGTCAAAATAGCTGGCGTGTTATCAGCTGACGCGCTCACTAAATCGCCTTTTGCATCGACCAATGACTTCGGAATCGCCGCGTTGGCTAGATCATAAGAAGTCTTGACGCTGTTTGGCGTCGCGGCTTTTGTTGTTGAAGTGCTAGATGTTGAGTCTTCCAATTGAACCGCTCCCTTTTGAGCAGTCGTTCCGTCTTGAATTCCAACGGTCACAGCTCCCGCAGTCCCGCCGCCCGTGATTGGCGATGAAACATTGACAGCTGTGATGTCACCTTGATCATTTGCAATCCAAGTGAAATCCATATCAGTATTTGAAGCCTTGCTTAAAATTTGACCTGTCGTGCCGCCTTTTAAATCCATCAAAGACGTATCCACAGCCTGCCCAAAAACCTCAAAATCGGCAGGTAAATCTTTGACTAAATCTGTGTTTGTCGGCATTTGCCAATTAAAATTTGTCGTGGGATTTGCCATTTATGCCACCGCTCCTGTCGCTTCTTCCCATGTCAGCGTCGCAGATATAGTCTGCCATTGTTCAGCTGCGCTGACTTGATTCCATCTTAGGGCAATTTGACTGAATATCAGCGGCGACACGGTGAGCTCAAGATCGAGCGATTTGACGCCCGATGTAAAAGTCCAACCCTCAACGTAACCTTCAAATTGACCTGCATTCATATTGGCAGGCAAATTCAGGATTCTGACGGGTTGTCCCATAAATGTCGTTAAAAGGGCGTCCCGATCCGCATCGTCTATTTCGGGATTACCAAGCGGAAAACGTATGGAATCAAAGTAAGGTTGCGGATACGCTCTTAGCGCAATAAATCGATCCGCGAAATCTTCGGCATCGGTAGTATCTTTAATTGAAGAATTTATGTTTTCAGATAGTCGCCCATAGAATTCTTGGCTGGTCAATTCCTCGGAAATGTAACTCGATCCAAAATTTGTTCCGTAATTGATTTGCACCTTATTTCGAACATCACCTGAGCGGGTAATTGCCCGCAAACCTACGCCGTATGCCTGATTTGCATCGAGTTCGGTATAACCATTTGCTGCAAGGTAATCTTGACGATGCGTGGCATCCGCATAGCCAATATTTCCGTTTGAATCCTCATAAAGATAACCAAGCCCCGAATTGGCTATCTGAGCGCACAAATCATAGATGTTTGATGGATTAGAAGATCGATTGACCATTGTGTATTGACCTGCGTCAATCTGACCAAGCCCGACATTTTCCGCATGTGCCCAATCAGTCGTCGGATCATAATTTTGCCAAGTTTCGGTCGCTCCGACTTCATTCCATTGATTAGTCAAATATTCTTCAAGCAAAGTTTCAATTTGAGCACCATCAAGATCGCTATTCAAAACGCCATCGCTAATGTAACGCGGCAAGCGACCAAGATTGCCAAGAGCTAAAATGTCGTTTCTTGTGACGTAGCCATTTGCACCCGAAATGTCTATGGTGTTTGTGTTATCCGTAATAAATCCGCCAAAAAGCGGAATGAACGTGCCGCTCGTATCTTTGATTTCAACGGTCACAGTAGAATTCACATTGAAGGGTTGAATGGCATTTGTAAAATTTAAAATGGAAAAAGATGTGAATCCAGCGTAAGGCTGCGAGTATATGTCCGTCCTGCCCGATCTGATGGTCATGCCCGTGAGCACGTCATCGGTATAAACCACGCCTTCAATCTCGACGCGCCATTCAGGTGTCCAAACTGTCATGCTGTCGCTGCCCTAAATGCTCCCGCACCGCCTGTGCCCCGATCAAGCGAGCTGTTAAGAAGCCGCACAATTGTCCGTGCTGTGCCTTCGGCATCAAGCGCGCCATTGACGGTGATGTTGTAAGTGTTGCCCATATCAGGTCGGTTTGATCCCGTAAGCGGGACAACAGCTTCGGCTCCAGCTTCGCCAATCATGGCAAGCGTCGGACTCGTAACAATTCCACCTTCGGCAAGATACGGAATGTCGGGAATGATGTCGGGAATCAAAAACCTTTTTCCGCCAAAAATGGGAACCCAATCTGGAATTTCAATATCAATTTTAAAATCAATGCGATTCCATAACTCAATAATGCTATTTAAAACGGATTTCCAAGCATTGACAAAAGGTGCAAAAAATGAACTTGCTCGCGTTGTAAAATAGTCTTTAACAGTATTAAAGAAATCTTTAATATCGTTAAAAGCGTTAGAAATGGCTGATGTCAAAGCTCCCGCAATACTGATAAGTGACGAAATCACATTGGCAATTGCGCCTAATGTAACCGACAAAAATGATCCAATAATCGGTGCAATCGTGTCTCGAATAAAAGTTGCAAAAGTAGAAAAAGCATCGCGCAACGGTTTTAGATCAGCTTCATTGTCTTTCAAAGCTTGTGAGATTTTTTCAAATGCGCTAAATAGCGCGGTCAAAGCGGGAACAAAAATTGCAGTTAAAACGGGAACAACATAATCCTTAATGAAGTTGTAAATGCTGACAAATCCGGGAATTAAAACGTCGCGGATAAAATTGCCTAATGCGCTGATGACGGGCTGTAACTTGCCGCCAATTTCTGTGCTTGCAGAAGATAAAGCTGGAATGACTTTATTCACAAAACCTTCAACTAAAGGTGTAATTGCCGTCAAAATAAATGATCCAACGGTTTCTTTGGCTTCGTCAAAAGCGACATTCAGACGCGCCATTTTGCCCGCAAATGTCTCGGCTTGAACACTTGATTGATCGGCAAATGTTTTACTTAACGCCAAAGCAGCTGCGTCAAAATCTTTCGATTTTATAATGCTTTCATCTAACGGAACGCCCAAACGTTTGAGAGCTGTAAAATTGCCGTCATAGGCTTTGGCTAATGCCTCAGTAACTACATTTAAACTTTTTCCTGAACCTGCCGAAATATCCAAAGCCAATGTTTGTAATTTTTGAGCTTGTTCAACGTCTTTTGTCGATCTCACCAAACGATCTAATGATGGGCGCAATTGATCGTCAGTCACACCGCTTGCCAATGATGTTTTTGTTACATAATCTTCAAGATTTTTTATTTGATCATCGGAAGCATTGACAACATTTCGCAAAGTTGTTGCCAATTTCGCTTGTGCTGCTTCATCTTGAATGGCGGCTCGAACACCATCAACGGCTAATTTTGTTGCATAAGCGGCGGCAGCTGTCGCAGCCAAAGCAAAACCTGCGGCAGCTTTCTTGCCGAAACTTGCAACCTTTGACCCAAAACCTTCAACCTCAGCCGTTGCGCCTTTAACGCCTCGTTTTAATTCATCAAGATCAGCGTCGAAAGTTACTTTGACTTTAGGAATGCCAGCCATCAATCAAGCCCCAATCGTTTAATCAATGCCTTTAATGCTTCCGTGTAAGCATCAGCCACACGTCGAATGTTGGCATCTACCGTGGGTGCTATCCAATACCCATTTTTGTTAAAAGGCTTGACAAAACGCCGTCCCATTTTTCGTCCATAGCGATCCATAGGCGCACCCGTCGAACCGTGCTCTGATCCCCATAAAAGTTGCCCCGCGGGAGCGGCATAACGATTTTCAGTTCTAATTCCGCCATAAGGTCGCCCGACTTTTTTCGATCCACCAATATCCACTCGAATCAATCGATCTCGCGGTGTGCTAATTGATCGAGCCACGAGAATTGCCTGCGGCGGTGCAGCACTAAAAGCGGCAGCCACCGACAAAGCTTGCGCAAGGTCTTTTGATAACGGCTGCGCCAAATCCCTGATTTCATTTTGAGATTCTTTAGGAATCGAATTTAAAAGTCCAATTAAATTCCTGAATTCGCGCGGTTCAACGGTGATGCCGACCTTTTGGGATTTGTTTGCTTTTGCCACTATTGCGTTTCTCCAAAATCTCAATCGCCGTCAAAATGTCCTCTGCCTGAGTCCATTCGCTCATCGGAATGCCCGTTTCAATGGCAATTTCAAGAATCGCCCGATTTAGACTTCCGACGCTGTGTCTTTTGGGTTTTCATTCACCGCCTGAATGTCGGTGATGGTCTCCACCCATGCTTCAAAAGGCTTGATGGGTTTTCCGCCTGCTTCACGTTTCATCGCGCTATAAGCTAAAAAACACAGATCATTGATTCCAATGCTGTCAGCCTGTTGAATCGTTTTATTAAATTTTATTTCCCATTTTTGCCATTCGGGAACAGCTGCCACATAAGCGACAGCCGTTCCGTCATTGTAAGTCACTTCAAGTCTTAATTTCATTTGTGCTCCCGTTTCTCTCAATCCTAACTGAACGATTCAGCTGGCGTTCCAATGACGGTGAAGCTCATTGAAACCGTTTGTGCGTCAGGTGCAGCTCCGCCTACCGATGGAAAGACGGGCAAAACCTGAAATGTAAATGTAGCACCTGAAGCAGCCGTCAAAACGGTGCTAATGCCCGTGTTTGGCGCGGATTCGCATACGCCCCAAAGAATTTCGCAGAGCGATCCTGTTGCGCCCCAATCTGCAAGCATTTCGACATCGAATGTCCATTGATCGTCGATTGCCTTATATGCGCGTCCATCGAGTGTTTGATAAGTCTCGATCGTGTGCTCGTTCGACAAAATTGCCGATGTTGTTTGGGCGTCGAAATTGTTTCCACCGATCGTGAAAGACACATCGCGCCCCGTGATGATGTTTGCCATGTTTGCTCCTAGTTTGTCTGAGTGTAATAGGTGGAAACGGGTATATCTGCCGAAAGCA